CACTTCTTGGAATGAAGTATAAATTTTGCGTGCTTACATTTTCGGTTGTTAAAATTGTCATATATAACTATAATTAACTTTTCGTTATTTTGTTTTTTAAATCAAAAAAGGCGACCTATAATAGCCGCCTTAATTGAATGTATTTTTTGTTAAAGATTAAGCAGTAACAACAACCGCTGGCAATGCACCATTTGCGAATACTGTTTTCAATTGCGTTTCAGTTACACAATTGATAAAGTTAGCAGGCAATTTTTCCATTGCAGTAAATGTCAAGTTGTAACCATTAAAATCTCCCATTGCAGTTCCTGAAGAAATACTTCCAGCTGTTAAATCTGCGCCTTGGTCAAGTCCTACCATAAAAAATTGGTGGTTTCTTGTTTCAACAATAACTCTTGGTCGACCCGCAGCTAACAATTTAACTTGCTTTGTTGTTGCAGCATTTTGTGTCTTCAATTGAACTGTCAAAACTTGCTCATAAAAAGTAGTTCCGTTGTCTCTTGAAGTTTGGATAGTTTGGTCAAATCCATTTGCACCTTTTAATTCGTATTTATACAAATTTAATGCAGTCGCTCCTACGGGGTCCCAAGTTGCGATTTGGTCAGTAAATTCTGCTGAACCATAAACGGCAGATTCAGAAGCTAAATCGCCATAATTAGCGAAGTATATATTTAAAAGTCCGGAAATTGAATCTTTACACGATTCTAAACGACCCATTGTAACATCACAATTCATATTTTTTAGTATTAAAAAAGGGGAAAGGATTTACTCCAATCCCCTTAAAGTTTATAATTTAATTAATTAGTTTGCAGCGTTAGGAATTCCGTAAGTAACGACATCTTCGATTGCTCCAATTTGTACACCTGCAGTGTAACGCATTATTACTCTTACGTTCTTGTCTCCTAATGTTGAGGAGGTGTCCAAGACCTGAACTTCTGACATGTCACTCATTAATCCTGTACCGAAGTATAGGTTAGAAGACTGCGCACAAATTGCAGTATTAGCAGCAAGTCCATTAACAACGAACAAAGGAATACCGTCGAAAGAAAGTTCACCATTTGTATACCATTGTGTACCTTTTGATTCTGTACCTGCGTTAGATGTTGCAGCAACACTAAATCCACCCAATGCACGAACGTAAGCACGAGCAACTCCTGAAGGAACGTAGATTTTCAAATCTTCTTTTCCATAAACTGTAGCAGGAATAGCATCTACAATTTTACCTAATTCAGTAATAACTGTTGCAGCAGCAGAAATAGCTGAAGTACCTGCAACTTCTTGAGCAGCTGGCAATAAAGCATCTGTAGAAACGATTGAACCGAATCCAGCAAATTGTCCTGAAGTAGCACCAACACCCGTCCAAATTGAAGCCTCTGTAGCAGCAGCAACTTTTTCAGATACGTGAGCGATTAAGAAATCAGAGAATGTTTTTGGCAATGTATCGAATGCAGAATAACCCATTGAAATTGCTTCCCAATCGGATGCAAATGTTGACTTACAAAGGTTAAGATTTACTTGCAATTCTTTTGGTTGAATTACTCTTTCTGTTAAAGTAACAGTTCCAGTTGGTGTAAAGTCACATGAAGCATCCTTAATAAGGTTAGCATCTGTAGCAACTTTCTTAACTACTGATTTGAATTTTACGTTTGGCATTACTGTAACTCCACCCTTATCGATAGTTGGAGCAGATAAAAGAGCAGCAGCGATGTATTTTCCTGCAAACTCACCAGCATACGATGTGCTGATATTTACTGTTGTTGGCATAATTTAATTTTTTTTAAGTTTATATTATTTATTTAATTTCTCATATATTGAATCCATAACTGTTCTTGAACGATTCTGCGCATATTTCATTCCCTCTACATTTGTAGTATTTTCAGGATTAAATGAAATAGGCTTAGGCGTTTCAGCAAGCTCAACGATTTCCTCAACTTTAGATGTTTCAATTTGTGATTTCAATTCTACGATTTCAGCTTTCAATGCTTCGATTTCCGAAAAGAAAGATTCTTTAGTAACTGATTCGATAGTCTTTTTTGGTGTTACAGATGCAGTAGGTGCTTCAACTTCCGCAGCAACTTCTTCTTCAACAACTGCTTCAGGTGTTTCAACTTCTTCTTCTTCCATTTTCTCTTTGATTTCAGCAATAACACCTTCTGCCATTACTACTAAAATACGACCATCTTCCATTTCGTATTCACCAATTGGTACTGGAATCTTTTGTTCGTCTTCTGTTAGAATAAAAACTTCCATTTCAGGCTCGAATGAATCAGCTTCTAATACTGTCATTCCATCAGCAAGTCTTAACTGCTCTAATTTTACTTCCATATTAAGTAAAGTTTTAATTTGATTTATAATGTTCATATACTTATAATTAAATTGTTATTATTTTGTTTTAATTTTTTGATTAATTGCTAACGATAACCCTTGTTGTGCTTGTTCTTTCTACGTTGCTTATTGTGTTAGAAATTGCGCTTCCAATCCCTTGCGCTTGTAGACTTCCATCACAACATTTTTTATCGTATGTTCCGTTCTTACATAAGCATCCTCTTTTGCCACCTTTAGGCGATGTCTTGCTTGGTGTTTTATTTTCCATTATTAGTTATTATTTGTTTAATTTTTTCTATTAACTCTTGTTCCTCGTTAATTGCAGTTAACTCTAAATTATCTGAAAATCTACCCTCGATTGAATAGCCTTTAATCTTACCGGCTTTAACATCGTTCCAAACATCCTCGTTATCTACCTTCATTGCAACCATCCAAGTACCTTTAGGAAATGAAAATCCGTACAATTTAGACTTATCCATTTCGCTATCTTCAATTATCCACGATTCCACAACCGACATATCCTTTAACTTTTGGTTATGTTCCATTGTTACTTCATTTTGATAGTTACGCATTAAGAATAATTGACTTGCTTTTTCGATTGTAGCTTCTGAAAACCAAATATCGTACACCTTATCATTCTTATCTAATCTCGGTATCTTCTTGTTTGGAATTAATGCAGCACCCATAAGCACTTTCTTCTCCTCGTCAATTACTTTCAATTCCACAACTTGCTCCGATAAAGCAATAAAATCCGATTCGATTGCAGGCTTATTTACAACCGAAATTGCGAATACCTCATCCGTTAAATTCGTCTCGTCAATAATTAGTTCTATTAATTGTCTTTTCTCCATATTTCTATAATTTAAAAACTTGCATTTTGTATTCGATTTCTGTCTAACGCTTGAGCAGATGTAACCTCACCACTTACTACATACGCTTGTATTGGTTGTCCGCCAAGTTCAGCAAGTTGGTTTATTCCTGAATTGCCTACAATATTAAAGTTAGGTGCAGTAACACCACCCGCACCACTTGGAGCAGTTGGCATATTTCCACCACCACCTCCACCATTTGGAGTTCTTACAGATGTAATTGCTTTGATGTTTTTAATACCGGCAGCGATTGCAATACCCGCATTTATTGGTGCTAATACAGGTCCTACAATTGGAATACCAACAGTTGCAGAATAAGCCTTTTGTGCTGATAAAAATGTTTCTATTGTCGCTGCCGCTATTGCTGCTGCTTTACCTGCTGCAGTTTGTTCACCTAATAAGTTAGCTAATTGTGCGAAGGTATTAGATACGGCTTGTGCAGCTTCAATTTTTTGGTCTCTTGTTAATTTTGCTAATGCTATTTGTGCATCCGCTGCGGCTTTGTCTGCGTCTAATTGTGCTTTATCATATTTCGCATTTATAGCAGCAATTTCGCCTCCAGTTAATTCTGCGTTTTGTAATTCTAAATTTCGTTGAACATCAAGTAAATCTTTTTTAGCTTGTAAATTATTTTCGTCTTCAATTATTGCAGCTTCTAAATAACCTATTGCATTATCATAAACATCTTGTTCGGCTTTTTTAGCATCTTCAACTCTTTTTTCTCTTGCGTTTTTTTGTGTTTCCTCCCAATCTTGAGATATTTTAATTAGTTCATTGGTTAAATCTTCTTCTGCTTTTTTTAATTTCTCATTATCATCTTGTTGCTTTTTTAAATAATCAGCATTAGATTTCTCTTGATTCTGCTTTCTTTTTTCTGCGCTTTCTGCTTCTTTATCAGCTTTAGAATTTGCGTATTCAGCATCTAAAATTTTAGAGGAATTAACTAAATCTTTCTTTTGTTGTATTTCTTCTTTAGTTAAATGTCCACGATATCCAAGAGCATAACTCAATTCATTTAATTGTGTGTTTATTAGCTTTTTTTCAGCATCATAAACCTCTTTATCTGTTGCGCCTTTTGCCTTTAATAATTCAATTTCTCTTTCTTGGTCTTTAGCTGCACCCTTTTTTCCGCTTCGTTTTTTTAAATCTAAATCAATTTGCTTTTCAATTTCCTTATTGTAATCCGCATTTAATTTGTTTAATCTTTTTTGCTTTTCAGCTTGGTTATCAGTTTCAGAATTAAGTAAAATTATAGCCGTTGTTAATGCTGCAACTCCCGCAATAATTAAGAATATTGGATTGGCTTTCATTACTAAATTTAACAACCTTTGTGCGATTGTCATTTTACCAGTTGCGGCAGTAGCTACAGTCGTTACAGTTGCTTGTGTTGCAGTTGCGGCAGTATCTAAAACTCTAGCTTTTCGAGTAAGACCGAGCATTGCGGCTAATGTCTTAAACGAATCAATTGATTCTAAAAGTCCATCAATACCCTGAGCAAATGCCATAGCGGATTGTACCTTTAATAGAGTTTCTTCTACCGCAGCAGACTCAACTCCAACAAGTCCCATAGCACCTTGCACCGCTTGGAATCCATTTGCAACACCCGACAACGAACCACCTAACGCTTTAAATTTAGCATCAGGATTGAATGCATCTGTTAACGTTTTAGCGTCTCCAATTGTGTCCTTTAAGATAGCGGCAGCTTTTGCCGCAGCAATTGCTTGGTCACTCGTCGCTCCAAACTTTTCCGATAACGCAGCGACATCCGCTTGTGCTTCCCTTAATTGCGCCTTTAAGGATTTGAATCCCGATTCTTTTACTTCTAATTCAATCGTTCTTTTTTCCGCCATTGCCTTTTGTTTTTGCCATTATTATTTCTCGTCTTGCTTGTTTCCAATGTGCCTTAATAGACGTTGAAAATTTATATTTCCCTTTCGCTATTTCTATATTTTCTGATACTCCTAAATGCTCGCCAATTTGAAGCATTGCTATTATGTTTTTTATCATTATTCTTGAATTATATAAAGTGTACTATAATCTAAATCTCCGTTTTCGTATTCTGTTGTAAGCGTAATAGGATATACTTTTCCGCCTCCTTGCTCACTTCGTAATGCTATTAATTCTTCGGTTGTAATTACATCACTATCTTCAGCAGCTATTAGGAAGAAATCGCTTGTATTTTCAGGATAAGTAAATAAAACTTTATCGTCAGTCGTTACGATATACTTGTCTGCAGTAACTCCCGTTGTGCCCACATCAATAGTTATTTTGGTGACTTGATTCCCCACTAATATAGGCACTGTAATTGTCCCGCTTGGTTTAGGTACTGGAGATGTAGTAATCGCATTCATAGCCCTAAAATCCAATATCAATACAAACGTAACTTCTCCGCTTGTGAGTTCTGATTTCATTTCGTTTATGATATACCGCTTATCTCGAATGATTAACCTATCGTTTAATTTAAGACTTGTAAGAATAGAAATTGGCAGTTTAGTCTTGTATGTATACATTCTATTTTTACGTGCGTACAAATTGTTTAAATAACCTGAATAATATACGCTATAAATGCTATTTGGATTCACTACATTGTACAAAGTTGAAATATCCGCACCAAAATTAAGTGACCATTTAAAGTTATTGTATGTTAAATCTTGTCCAAATGGTCTGTAACTTGTAAGTGCATCAACTGTTGAACCATTATTAAACTTAAAACTGCACGTTTTTGCCTCCTCAATATACATTAATGAAGGCTTCGGAATGTATGGCGCTAAAGTTTTATCTAAATAATAACCTACTTGTAAATTTGTACCTGTAAATTTATTGAATAATAGGTTTTCAAATGGCACTTTCACCTGATATTCACTTGATTCGTAGTTGTAAGACTGCTGTAAATCTCCATATTGCCTACCGAATGTATCGTAAAATTCTACATTTTGGAATGATTGTGATACTTCATGTGTAAATGCGATTTCTTTATACACTTTTATTCGTTCAATATCCACTGAATCAATGTCAGTATAAGGTGTTATATTTAATATTCTGCCTTTCTTATACCAATCTTCTAACGGCTCAACTTGAAATGAATAAGGTGTTAAGCCGTAACAAGTAAGATTGAATTTCTTAAGTATTCCAGTAATGAAATCAGCTATTTTCATGTCAGGCATAACGGCGGATAAATCAACAGTTCCGATTAAAGATTGATTTGTACCGAATCCGGTGTAATTATTAGTTACCAATATATCTACTGCTCCACCTGCAGGGTCTGCTTGATAAGATTGTCTTGCATAGTTTAAATTTACCTTCATTGTTAAAGGAAAATCAGAAGATATATTTAGCGTAATTGTTTTATCAAGTCCTGAATCGTTTGCGTATGTAATAACATCAAATGTTGCTATTCCTTGATTTTCTAAAGTCGTTAAATAAATGCCATTTTCGTATACATCAATGTAGTATTTTATTACCGAACTTGAAACATATGGAACAGTGACTTGTACTTTATGGTAAAACGTACCTAAATCATCTTGTTGAATATGCAAAGAATCCTCTACTAAATCAAAGTAATCAGATTCAGGAGTCGAAGCTGGAGTTACACTAACTAAATCCACCCTTTGAAATGCAGTTCTAAATTTAAATGTTTCCTTATTTTTCAAGTGCATAAAACACTCGGTAAATCTTTTATCGGTTAAGAATAAGCCTTGAAAATCAATATCGTATTTTGTCTCAATTGCCTCAAATAATCTACTTATTTTTATTGCAGGAAATAACTCTGTGTATGCTATTGCGTGAGCAGTTTGTGTAATGTCATTCACTCCACCTCCTGAATTCTGCCATTGACGTAATGAAGAAACTAAAGGATAGCGTACATCCAAATCTGCCGTACTTGTAACTCTGCTCTGAACTTCACTACCCGTATATAAATGTGAATAGGCAGACAAATCCAATGTATTCATTTTCTCGTCACCAATCAAATCAAATAGCGTTACGATGTCTCCGTAGAATGTCAATGTATAACTTTCAACAATGCCATTTTTTAGATTAGATTTCTCTATTTGAATCTTACCAGTACGAAAATTAGTTAGGTCAATTTCAATCTTTGCATCTCGTCTAATCTGATGGTCGATAGTTGCGTTAACATCCGATTGGTAGAAGTGTTGGAATATTTGATTGTTAATAGTCGATGCCGGCACAGTAAACGATTGGCTAAAATCCGTAAATACTTTTGCGATATCCTGAATATTTTGTACCGAAGAATTTATCTCAATCTTTTCATCGTTGAATAATTCAAGTCGTTTGCCCTCAATATAAATTTGTACATCTCTCATTAAACTACTGAATTAATTATATCGTTTGCAATGTCAAATGTCATTTCGTAGTTAATCATTTTGGTATTTATTGACTTGAATAACTCGGTACTTTTAGTATTCATTTTAGCAGGTCTGTCGTTAACTAAAATCCTATCTGATAACATTAATTGTTTAATCGTTTCTGCATAGTCTTCGCTTACCCAATCGGTGTTGCATTTAATAGTCTCTTTTCCGTTGGTGTTGAATGTTCTTCTTTGTCCTTCAAATTTTGAGTAACTAACTAAATTCGTTTGCAATAAATTGTACTCGGATGTTTCTATGTTGATATTGGTATTCGATGCCTTAAAGAAAAACTCACGTTGCCATGCTCCATATCTGTTAATAAAATCTACCACAACTGGCTCGTATCGACACTCTGTTTTCGGCTTAAATGTCGCAGTCCAAACAACCGCATCTGCTGCAGTTAAAATCTCTAATTTATTACCTACTGCAAGCCAACCCGGAAACACTCTATACGTATCAATTACCGCACTTGTTGTAATAGTATATACATCCGTTGCTAATGTAGATAAATTCGTTCGCTTAATCTTATAGCCACTTGTTGCATCTAATGTCAAACTACCTGCTCGCTTCAAAAAATCAGTTGTTAAATTGGCAGTTGAATCATAGTTATAGTAGTACGTTTTTTGGTCTAATAAATACTCGCCCAAGTTAGGATTATAACCTTGCTCATAATAACCATATCCATCAAATGCTTTGTATGTAGTTGTATCAAGTAAATTCTTTGTACCTACTACTACTTTATAACGCTTAACTACAACATTACAATATTCCAAGTAAGGAGTTGCGGCATTGTTTTGATTGTACACATTGTTAAATGCATTGTGCTTTATGTATTCTTTAACGTACTCTGATATGTCATAAGTCGTTTGGAAATTCGTACTTGAAGGAATTAATTTCGATAGCTGATAAGTTGGTAAAGTTGGTTGCGTATCATTTGCATTCCAAATAAATAATTGGATATAACTCCCCGTTTGTCCTATCTCGTTTACCTCAATTATATAAGGCGATTTTACAAATATATTGCTCATTTCTTAGTTAGTGTTTCTTTCATTATTGAATCAAATAATTGTTCGGCATCTAATCCGTATTTTGTTATTAATGCGTCAGGTAGGTTTTTAAATGCTTTCTCGAATGGTTTGGTAAAGAATAGACTGCGCTTAATACCTTGATGAAAAACTGCATTACTTACCGCAAATGGATTTAATCCTTTTTGTCTTGCCCATTGTTCAAAATGCTTTGCACTTGGTTTTCTGCCTACCTTAAAACTAAATGGACTACCTGCTCCATTTTGCTTCCAAATCTTGCCCTTATTGTTTGTTCGTTTAAATTTACTTGTAGTACTTCTAACTCCACCAACTCCTCTAACACCTTGGTCTTGAAAAAATCCGTATTCCTCCATTTGAAAATACATACTGATTGAGTTAGGCATTTCCTTAACTTGTCCTTTAATTGATTTAGATAGTTTTCCAGTACTATCTTTACCCATCGATTTTAAGTTGGCTTTAGCTTCATTGATAATAGTATCACGAAACTTAATTAAGGCTTTCTGCGTTTCAGTCATTTTAACAGATTGTCATTTCGTTAGGAACTAATACATCAAATGTCATTGTCCAACCTGCTAATAGATTCTCGAATCGCTCTGTAAATGGCTCACAACTTGGATTGCCATCTACCACAAAATTATCATCGTACATATCACCTCTACGCAACATCTCATACGCACGATTTAATACCGCTAATTGTGTGTGTAATACGTCTTGCTCATTATCGTTTCCTATGAATATATCTGTAGCTTCTGACTTGGAAATATCCACTATGTCCATCGCAATAATAGATACATTGAAACGCACTACATTACTTTCAAAGTTAGCTGAATTTACCATGATGTGAATCAAAGGAAAAATAGTCTGCTTGCCTAAATCTACTTTAAATATGTCGCCCTCAGTTATTGTATTCACGATTTTATCAGCGTCAAAATGTGCTTTTAAATCGTTTAGTATTTTATAATAATTTGTCATTTATCTTTTGTTTAAATGCTTGTTAATTTGCCTTTGTTCGATTTCGGTTTTCTGTTTTTCGAAGGTGAGATAGGTGAGACATTGAGTAAGTCTGTATCCGGTAACGACATCGAATTTTGTAATGTCTCCTTTAGCGAGTCCATATATTGATTGATACCATCCCCATTGCTTCCCAAATTGAGCTTGTTCTGAAAAGTCGCTTTGAAATCCTTGTTCGTCTGAATTTGAATCGTTAAATAATTGATTGTAGCCTGCAATAATTCTTTTCCTAAAGTCCAAAAAAAAACAGAAGATGCAAGCACAATATCCAATGGTGCAAACTTCATTAATTCTTGCATATCGGGATTAGGATTGTAATCAATTATTTCATATTTACCTTTGAAATTCTTGGTAATCGGTCGATACATTACCGCCATTGCTTTGTGGTAAGTTTCCCAATCGTTCAAATGTGATTCTAAATCCACATATTCGCCTAAAGTAATATCTTCCAAGTTCGTTATGAATCCAAACTCTTGATTCCCTATTTTGAATGTAGGTTGGAATTTAGATTTCGTATCAAATAGTTCTGCAAAATGCACTATCAATTCGTTTATTGTAGTAAGTTTCATCTTAACTACGTCCTTAAGTTCAATACCGCAGAAGATTTCAATCATTTTCTGTGCGATAAATTCCTCGTCATTGCTATTTTTTTGCATCTTCAGGAAGTCCTGATAATGTTTTAACGGGATTTCACTTAAAGAAGTTGGTATAATTAATTCGACCTTCATATATCTATAATTAAATTTTAGGTTTATTGTTGTAAGCAAATGCAATATCGTATGCAGCAGCTAACATTTTAAAGTGTAAATGCATTCTCATCAGGTCATCGAATATGATTGTTATCCATATTCCTTTCTTATCGAATATATACTGCTCAACTACTCGTTTCATGTGTGGTAAATCATCTGTCATCTTATGTGGTATTGTTTGTGGAATGGATTATCAAGCTGATAACCTACAGCGTAACGAATAGCATCTAATGCGTGATTATGTTTATCAATTGGTGTTTTGGATTTACGTTCAAGCCAAGAATAGTTATTTAATTCCTTAATCAAATCTATCGAATCTTCATCAACTATCAAATCGTAATCCTGCAGTAAACTAATGCCGTATGTAACGCTTCCTTGACCTTTAATTGCTTCCATGATATTTAAGCCTTTATCACGCAATTCGTTTATTAAACGTGGTTCTGCAGAATCGGCTACAATTAGGCAGTCATTTGCTATTGATTTATTAAGTCTATAAATATCAGAAGTGGTTAAGCCAGTTTGGTATAGGTGCAATTTCAGGTAGATAGTTTTATTCTGCGCATCGATGGATGTCGCAACCAATGTTGTAGGGTCTGCGCTAAATCCAAAATCCTGCCCATATACAACGCTTCCAACATCTTTGAATTTGCCAATAGTCCAATTCGTAAATATAACTCCTTCTGCTTTATCTAACCAACCACCTAATATTTGATGCTTATATCTGTCCGGTCTTCTTTCTTTAATCGTTTCTATTTGCGATAAGAATGATTCTGATAGGTTGTGGATATTATCGAAGTAGGTTGTATGTATGTACGTTGTATCTCCTTTAATTGTATTCGCACCACCTTCTATTCCTTTACCCTCAAAGAATCGTTGGTAAATAAAATGCTCTTTGGTAGCAGGATTTAGAATAAGTATAACACGATTCTGTTTAGTCTTATGTCGTATGGATAAATCAATCTTATCGAATGTATCTTCGTCTGTCAATTCTTCTGCTTCGTCAAGTACCCAAGTAGTAACTCCTTGCAATGATTTCAAGTTAGCAGTTTGTGTTCCGCTACTTGTTTTTATACCCTTAAATATAATCTTACTACCTGTATTAATATTAACTATCTCATCCTTTGTGACTGCGAAATCGTTAGCCATTCCAAGCAATTCAATTTTCTCTATAAATTCAGGAATAATACTAATGCTTGCCGATACTAATGTATAACGTGTGAACAAAATAATATGTCCTGATTCCCTTGTAAGCAAACTCAAGAATGTAGTTATACTAAATGACTTTGAACTACCTCGTCCGCCCGTTATTATAAAATACCTTGAATCAGAACCTAAATTATCGTACTTATTACTTATCGTTACCAACTTTGAAATAGTCTTTTATATTGAAATCGTTTACATTTAATGTTGTTTCAACTGTTTCTTTAGGCTTACCAAATATATGTTCCGCAACAAAGATTTGACCTCGTTGTGAATCCAATAAGTCTACTACAAATGCGATTTTATTATCATCATCTAAATCTTGCTTGTAAAGAACTTTAAGTGCATTAATAAATATAGCATTAGCTTTTAACTCATCTACCTTTGTAGGCCTTCCTGCGCCTGCTCTTACGCCACCATTCTTCTTCTTTTCTTCCATCTGATAAAAATGTTGTTTATTCAGTTCTCACTATAAACCATCTCGTAAAATATCTTACTACTCACTTGATTCAATTCAATTTGTTTTACATCGCTATAATAAACCATATAGGCCACATCAGAAACCTTTAATGTAGCTTTTAATTTTGCCCATTCTTTCATGTGCAACTTATCGTTTATTACTGCAATGTAGTATCTCATTCGGCAGTATCTTCATACGTTAGCATTACTGTCTTTAACTGGTCTACCATATCCTTTAAACAACTTGAGCAGTTAGATGGCTCATTTCTTTGTTGAAATATACGATTATAAATTGCTAAAATTTGCGCTTGGTCAGATGGTATTACCTGATTAGTTTTCGTTTCAATCCAAGCCTTTAACCATTCATACTCAGTCTCAGTTAAGCACAAAGGTTTCTTATATGGAAACAATACATTTAACTTTGCTTTACGTTCATCACATCCACAATCTTCACCTAATAAGAATTTAGCTACCTTATCTATTCCGGTCGCTTTTAAAACGGATTCCACTGTGTCGCCTAATCCTTTTGGTTGTATTTTTTTCGGTCTTGCCATAATTATTTTTGTTTTGTTAATTCAAAATAAATCTTACTAAGTTCTTGCATGTCATCACGAAGCATTTTATTTTCGTCTTTTAATTCAAGTATTTCTTTTTCTAATTTTTTGACATAAACAATAGCCTCTTTGGATTTCTCATTTTTTTTTGCTAATACTTTATCTATTTCATTTAGTATGTTACTATACATATAATTAAATTTTTGTGTTTTTGTTTAATACTCGATGCATATCCAAAATGTAATAGTATTGCTCTATCACATCTTCATCTTTACTACTTGATTCGATTCGCTTTTGCAACGTATCAAAATCAATTGCGCCACTTTGAATAGTCTCATAATGGATTGATTTTATACCAAAGAAATTAGTGTTATAACATCTTATTTTGGTAAACAATAAATATACTTTCTGTTTCATTTTAAAGTAGTTCAAAATCTTCATTTAAATAGTCTTGCCAGTCTTCGCCTACACTATCTTTAATTTTCTTCTTGCAACTTTTTAGCGTGTTGAATATACTTGAAAGGCTTATGTTTGATTTAGCAGCAATTTTACGCATTGAAGTCTTTTCATTTCGGTAGATTTCAAATAGCATTTTATCGTACCATTCCCAACTATTAATCTCGTCTAATATTTTTAACTCAATAGCATTTTTCGCAACTAACATTTCAGTATTATTTGACATTTCCATCATGTAAAGATTTTCTAAAGATACGTATTTGATTCGTTTAGTTTTGTTGACATGTTGCAGGAAGGTATTTTTTAAAGATAGCCACATATAACCTTTATTTATTTTGCCGTCAGTAAATAGCTTATCCTCACTGCTCCACTTCAATAGGTTTATGTATGTTTCCTGAACGATATCTTCAGCAAAAAAGTATTCGCCAAAAGAGTGAACAAATTTAGTCCACTCCTTATGATTATTTACAATTGGTATTATCCAACTCATATTTCATTAGTCTAATTTTAGTAAATATACGACTAATAAATAGATATAGTTTAGCATTGTTTATAAGTTTAATCGTTTAAACCTTGATTTAATTGTGCTTGAGCGTAACTTAACTCAGCTTTGAGTATATTAATTTGCTCAATTAACCTTTGATTTTCTGTTTGTAATTCGTCAATATGCGAATCCAAATATTTTTCTAAAGATTCGTATTCTTTGAATCTATTTTCTAGTGCTTTAAATATATTTCTGTACATAATTTCTTAATAATTCATTAGGTCTAAACGTTCGTATACTGCAAACGCTATCTTTTCTCTGTGATGCCACATTAACTCTGTGATATCGTCTTTGTGTAGTGTTTCAATTGATTCGATGCGCAATGTTTCTAACTGCTGCTCATCTAAATCGTATGGAGTTTCGAAATAATACCCGATTTCCAAATCTACTCCCTCTAATTCAATTCTAATTGTTTGACTGCTCATACTTTTTTGTTTTAAATTGTTAATAATTTCTACAAATATATATTAATTTTTCAATTGCAACTATATTTTTTTAAAAAGATTCACGTAAATCAAATTCAAAGCATATTGATTCGTCGTGTATTGCCTTAAATATATCCTCGCATTCAACTTCCTTTAGCACAATATTCATTGCGTCGTCATCATGTTCGTTTATTACGATGTCTGTTTTAACCGAATCTACAACGATTGTTTTTTGTATTAAAATTCTTGGTCTTGGACTTATCAATGTTGGCGGTTTTTTAAACTCATGCAAACCAATAGTGAATACTGAATCGCCTTTTATTAACCTCACATCCAATCCACCCTCTCGCATTGTAGAATAGTCGTATGGATTTGTACAAGGAACTAAACCACTTCTTGAATACCTGAATGGTTTATATCCGATAGCTAATAAATATTCTATTAATTTCATTTTTTGTCTTGTTTATTAGTTAATACTGTACCAAAATTATGTATAAAGTTTACTTTTAGCGAAGTAAAGTGCTTAAAAAACTGGACAAAACTACGGCTATCATTCACAATAGCCGTAGATTTGCGCACAGTCACTTAATCTTTAAATACATCTTCTGTATTTTCATTCCAAATAGTTACGATGGAAGCTATCCATAGAACAACAAAACTAAAACTAACTGCTCCAAACATCCATTCAGGCGCATTCCAATAGTCCATTGCTAAAAATATAGTTAGCGTTGGTGTTATTGGTAGTCTTGTTGGTAGATTTTTTCTGTGTATCTTTCTCATATCAAAATGGTAATGAATCACCAACCTCATCTGCAATTGTCATCTTTTGACTCGTAGATTGCATTTCAGGTTTAGCCATTGTATCAATTTTCCACACAACAATCGTGTTAAACCACTTCACCTCGCCTTGAGGATTAGTCCAACTTCTTCCACGCAAATTAAAATGTGCTTCGATTTCTTGACCTATTTCAATTGAATCAATAAGATTGCATTTATCTTGCTGTAATTCAACTTCGATTTCTTGTGGATAATCACCAGCTTCTAAAATCACGAATGTTCTTTTACTAAACTTCTCTGTTACCTTAATCGTATCTTTTTTAACGATTACTTTTCCTTTAATTGTACTCATTTTTACTTTGTTTTAAATTGTTTTTTCGTTATACTGCTTACACCAATCTTTAAACTTAATTGGATTCATT